GACTTGTATCGTAATGTAACACTCTGTGATCATGCCAAACATGATCATGTGTTTGCTCAGAATCTTTATGCAGCACTCTGTAACATGAGATGGAAGCATAAAGAGGAAGAGAATTTGGAGAAACTCTGGAGTTGTTCATGGCGCTATGCAGGAGAGATTATTTCCAAGATTCGAGAAGAAGGTGATTATCTAGATTGGTATTGCAGCGGAATCGTGGATGCAATAGACAACGGAGAAGGATATGTACAAGAAGGTGTGCTTACACCACACATTGTTTTGGTTCTAGAAGAAATGGGCTGGACTCCAGTCAAATGGGATTAATTTTTTACTTGACATTTTAGAATAAATTTAGTATAATATATTTTTCTTCATTAATCACTCTCCCTCAGGAGTTCATTATGATTCTGGAAGACTTGCCTCGTTCTGCCTCCATCCTCACCGAATATGAAGCTAATCAAATCAAACCCAAGATTGGGTTTCCTGCCAAAATTATCGAAATAGATGATCTCTCCGGACTTGATCGGTTTGTCATTCAGTATGGCAAAATCGAGAAAAAACAATTCATTCCATTAGGATTTCTAAAATGAGTCAAGATATCACTATTAAAAAAGTCAAGGAATTGCAAGAGCAGATTCAAACTCTAAACATGCGACTAGAAAGGGCAAGGAATCGTTATGATTGGAATGCATATGAGAATCTGTTTGCAGAGAAGATTGACAAGACTCTTGAAATGTCACGTTTGAAGGGTACTCTAAATATGAGTTTCTAGTTCTTTCTTAACTTTTTTTCTTGGAGTTGTCCGATGATGCCAGCAGCAGTAGGATCTATTGATGATATCAATGGTAGAATTCGTAAACAGTATTGGTTGATTGATCATAGTCATGAGAATTATTATGTTGGTAAAATATATCGATATGATGACGAAGTAAAACCAGAAGTTAGAAACATGCGTGTTGGAGAGATTGTAGATATTAATGATAGGTATTCTTTGCAACGAACCTGAATAGTGAGAGTTATATTATGAAAAAGTTTTCACAAAAAGATCTTGACAAATTGAGAATTGAGCACAAGAAATATAATAAAGAAATGCGACAGCTTCATTGTCATTTTCTTCAGAAATCATTTGGTGAGTTCATAGCATATCGTTATGGAAAGGTTGTTTCTTCAAAAACTAGAAATGTTTCTATCGTAGAAGAGCCTGTGTTCCGAAAAAAGGAACAACAGGTATCTTCTATGAATTCATTGGGAAAAGTTTCAATTGAAACGAAAACGAAACCAAAAAGAGAATATACAGGTGATTTGATAACAGGAATTGGTGTGATGCATAAATCCAATCTTGTTCCTGTTATAAATAATACTGTAGCAAAAGACCTAGCAACTATGCGAAGGTAAACTAAAGGAGTACCCATTAAATGGATACTGAAATGATTCAATCTCTAGTGGACGTTGGTGGTACACTAGCAGCACTAATCGCATGTTTTTGGTATATTAAGTTTTTGACGGAGAGACATGAAGTAGAAAGAAAACTATGGATGGATAAAGACACAGAATCTGATAAAGCATTGAGAGAATTGCTTATGGACTCAAATAAGATTCTTGGTGATATGAAGAATGTATTTAATGAGCATACCATTCTATTACAACAATTGTTGGATAGAAAAATTGAAAGAGCAACAAACAGACAAGGGTAATCATGAAGATTGAAGATGTGTTGACTACTAAAGGAACACCATATTGGTGTGGAAAACAAGATGCACTTAAAGGTGTTAAAAGTAATCCGCACTATATGCCCAGTATTCTGGCACTTTCTAATAAAAAATTTGCTGCAGAAAGAATGATGGATATTGAAATCAAACAATACGAGTTTGGTTACAATAGCAATATAATACAATAAGACGCATGCGGGATGTTCCATTCACATGTCTTATAAGCATGCGGCAAAACAGAGTGGCGGTGCCAATGAGGTTCAACTCCTCCATCCCGTACCATCCAAAAAATACTTGACATTTTTATTTTTATAATATAAAATATATTCATAATCATTAGTTCTCAAAACTTTTTGGAGACTACCGATGTCAAGAACCTACCGAGACCCGAGAGCACTGAAAAAGATGATTCGTCATCCTCGATACAAGTCTGCACTTCGTGCGATGAATGATGAGTATGGGATTCGAAACAAAGCTCTACCACCAACCGAATATGAGGATCTGCCTGTCGCTGCATGGCGAGAGATGGAGAATCGATTTGGGGTTTTGAAACATTCCAAACGAAGAAGCCACTACACCAAAAATGAACGCATTATGGAAAATCTAGATTTGTTAGGAACAGAATTACCAACTTCTGAAGATCAAATGTTGCCAGACAATATGACAGTCAGAAGGCAAAAGGAATTTGATAATGGATATTGTGTATCTGTCATTCGAAACAACATGTCATATGGACATAAGCAGGGAAGGTTCGAAATAGGATTGTTTGGACCAGATGGAAACATGGTTTCTGTTAAGGGAATTACTGATGAAGGTGATACTGTTAAAGGTTGGCTGACCATTGATGATGTTCTTGACATTTTCAAAAAGGTTGCTGCTTTGTAATAGTCAATATAAATAGTTGTTCATAAGTCGGAGTTTTTATGGACAACTATTCTTATTTCATGGGTCGAGATGGATTTGTTTGGTGGATTGGTGTTGTTGAAGATCGAGATGATCCAGATCTAATTGGTCGTGTTCGAGTACGATGTTTAGGTTATCATACTGATGATCTTCAAAAAATAGCCACTGATGATCTTCCATGGGCTCATGTAATTCTTCCTCCAACTGCTCCATATGGAGCAGTCCACAATTTGACTCCTGGAATGTGGGTAATGGGTTTCTGGCGAGATCCTCAATCCATGCAAGAGCCTGTTGTTATTGGCACTATTCCAGGATATCCTTCCTCTGGACCAAATCCTGCAAAAGGATTTTCGGATCCGAACTCACCTAGTGCTCCTGATCCTCAGATCGGAAAATACAAAAATACTCCTGATTACGGACCATATCCAACTCGTGTTGGTGAACAAGATACCTCTCGATTAGCCAGAGGAAGAACTACACCACATGAGGAAATCGCAGAAAGAGATGCAGCTGCAACTCTTGGTGTTCCTACAGCATTATCTCAAGGAATAGTAAAATCAGGAACAGAAGATTTCTCAGGAACATATAAAGATTCAGTCAATACAAGTGCAGCTGCATCATCTTGGAATGAGCCAAAAGCACTTGACGTTTCTTTAAGGGGAGAAGAAGCATCCGGAAAGAATCCAGAAACTTTAGAAGATCGCACACCAACTTATAAAAGAAGACAGACTGAATATCCATATAATCGAGTGTATGAATCAGAATCAGGGCATATCGTTGAAATAGATGATACACCATATGCTGAACGAATGTATAGAAAACATCGTACTGGCACTTTTCAAGAATGGGATGCTGATGGTAATTCAGTTACCAGAATAGTTGGTAATAATTATACAATTGTTGCAGGAACAGATTTTATAAATGTCAAAGGTGATGTAAATTTAACTATTGATTCAAATTGTAAGACATACATTAAAGGTGATTGGGATATACAAGTCGATGGAAACAAGAAGGAAATTATTAAAGGGTGGATGGAACAAGAAGTTACAGATTATGTAAAAGAAACATATAGCAGCAGTCACTCCACAAATGTTTCTTCTACAAGAAGTGAAACAGTTGGTGGCGCAGTTTCTGAAACATATAATTCAACACAAACAACAAATGTTAGTGGAAAAATAACAATAACATCTGGTCCAGAAATTGATATGGATGCAGGAATTATTAATCTAAACTAAGGAAAAGATATGTGTAATAATCCAAAATGTAAATGTAAAAATTGTAAATGCGGTGATAATTGTACATGTGATGAAGTAAATCCTTGTGGATTGGAATGTAAATAATGCCACCAGTAGCAAGAAAAGACGGAACGGAACCAGTAAATACTGTTCATCCAGCAGTTGGAGATGCTGACCCAAAAGATAATTGCGCATGTGATGTAGATCCAATTGTAGTTGGAACATTAGCAGGTTCAGGTAACGTGTTTGCTAATAGTATAGGTGTTGTAAGAGCAGGTGATGCTGTAGAACCTCACACTTTTCCATGTGATTGTGCAGTACATTCACCTCCACTTGCATCATTTAGTGGAACAGTTTTTGCGAATGGAAAAAATATAGGAAGACAAGGCGATACATATGCTTGTGGTGCAGTTATATTATCTGGATCAGGAAACGTATTTGCTGGAGGCTAAATGGCAACAAAAAGAAGAATAAGAAAAAGAGATAACAGAACACAATACATAGTTGTATTTCAAGACCTTTATAATGTAAATCGTTATGGTGGATTGATTCGTGCGATGTCATATGAAAATGCAGAATTCATGGCCAGTTGTATTAATGGAATTATTATTGGCGAAATAGACAGAGAAACTGGTGAAGAATTTTATTATGAAGATAAAGTTGAAGAATTGAATAAACATACAATGTTAGATACATGGTTGTAATGATATAAATAATTGTAGGAGAATTTTAAATGGCAGTTTCAAATCCCTACATAGATGCTCAATCTACTAATTTATCTGAAAGAAGTTTAAAAATTTATAAAGATTTAAATTTAAACTTTCTTGCGCATCCTGTTAAAAAAGATATTCAAATTTTATATGATGTTGAAGCTATCAAAAGAAGTGTAAGAAATTTAGTTTTTCTTAATCAATTTGATAAACCTTTTCATCCGGAAATTTATTCTGGAATTCGTGAATTTTTGTTTGAGCCTTTTTCGCCATTCGTTTCAGATATTATTAAAAACAGAATAGAAGCAACGATAAAGGTATATGAACCAAGAGTTGATTTAGTATCAGTAGATGTGGAAGATAATTCTGATAACAATGAATTAAAAATAACTATAGAATTTTATATTGCCAATTATAAATCAGAATTAATAACTTTAGAAACTATTTTAGAAAGAAGTTGACAGAATGGCAACTACAAAAAAACTTCAAGTCACAGAATTAGACTTTGACAATATTAAAAATAATTTTAAAACTTTTTTAAAGGGACAGTCTGAATTTTCGGATTATGATTTGGAAGGTTCTGGAATGAATGTTTTGATGGATTTGTTGGCATACAATACTCATTATCTGGCATATAATTTAAATATGGCAGTAAACGAATCTTTTTTAAATCGAGCCAGTTTACGATCATCAGTAATATCACATGCAAAAACATTAGGTTATACTCCCAGATCATCTAGATCTCCAGTTGCTTATATTAATATTGTTGTTAATGATTTAAATATTTCTCAAGCAGTATTAGAAAAAGGAACATTATTTACAACAACAGTTGATGAAGTTGAATATACATTTGTTACAATATCAGATTATACAGCAGTAAGAACATTGGGAGTTTTAGAATTTTTAAATATTCCAATATATGAAGGCACACTTGTAACTACTCAGTATACTGTTGATACATCAAATGCAGAACAAAGATTTTTGATATTAAGTAATAAAGTTGATACGGAAACATTGAAAGTTACCGTTCGAAATTCTTCTTCTGATACTACTACAAATTCTTATATACTTTCTAAATCAATTTCTAATATTGATAGTAATAGCAAAATATATTTTTTAAATGAAGTTGAAGATCAAACATATGAAATATTTTTTGGAGATGGAACATTTGGTTCATCAATTCAAAATGGTAACATTGTAAATATGGATTATATTGTTACTAATGAAGATGCTGCTAATAAGGCTTCTATTTTTAGTATCCAAGGAAACATTAGTGGCACCAATGATATTACCATTACAACTGTAAGTGAGGCATTGGGAGGTGATGTCGCAGAATCTATAGATTCGATTAAAAGATATGCTCCATTATATTTGTCAACACAAAATAGAGCAGTAACTGTAAATGATTATAAAACAATAATTCCTAAAATTTATACAAATACAAGTTCTATAAAAGTTTGGGGTGGAGAAGATAATGAAATTCCAAATTATGGAAGAGTTTATATAGCAATTAAACCTTACAGTGCAAATAGTTTGACAGAAACGCAAAAAAATCAATTGATCAATTTATTAAAACCATATACGATTGCTTCCACATCACAGATAATAGTGGATCCAGAAATTGTATCATTGTTCATGAAGGTTCGTTTTAAATATGATGAAGTTGGTTCTACCAAAACACCAGATGATATATCAACATTGATAAAGAATAGTATTAAAAACTATGCAGTTACTGATTTAGAAAAATTTGATTCATTTTTACGATATACAAATTTAACAAATATTATTAATAGTTCAGATTCTTTTATTACTTCTAGTAGTGTTAAATTTAATATGTCAAAAAGTTTCACACCTATTATTTCAGCTGAGAAACAATATGTAATTAATTTTTATAATCCTATATTTAATCCTCATACAGGACATGAATCTATAATAACATCAACAAAATTTACTATAGAAGGATATACTCAAAATTTTTATATTGATGATGATGGTGCAGGAAATCTTAGATTATATTACATTTTAAATGATCAAAAAATATATATAAACAACAATTTAGGAACTGTTGATTATAGCAGTGGTAAAATAATTATTAATTCATTAATTGTTACATCTACTTCTAATACAGATGGAAGTATTAGATTGATTGCTGTTCCAAATGATACAGACATATATTCCGTCAGACAACAAATTTTAACAGTAGATATGTTGAATATAGAAGTAACAGGAATTTCAGATTTGCTAGTAAATACTGTTTCAGAAAATCCTTTAGGTTTGTTTTCATCTTTTAATATAACAAAACAAGATTCTTTTATAGAAGTTTAAATCGGATAATTAATGTCAATTAGCAGAAATAAATTAGCAAATAGAATATCTTCTGTTATATCTAATCAAACTCCTAGTTTTATTCAGGAGCATCATCCAGTTTTCTTAGAATTTCTAAAAAAATATTATCTTTTTTTAGAATCTTCTATAATTACATTATCTGGAAATAATGACTTTATACTGGAAGAAAAATATTTAGCACCAGAACATATAATTAATGAAGATAATAATTTTATTTTATTAGAAACATCTAGTAAAGATTTTGTTGTTAATGAAAATATTGTTGGATCTCAATCTGGTGCGGTTGCTAAAATTTTAGTTAATGATTTTAATAGAAATAAAGTTTTATACATTACAACTGATAATAGTTTTATTATAGGTGAGACTGTTGTAGGTTCCATATCAAATTCTTCTTCTACTATAGTTGATTACAAACCAAATCCTTTATCCTCTATTTTTAATTACGAGAATTATTATGATGTAGATTTTACATTAGATATTTTATTTGATGAAATTAAAAAGGACTATTTCAAAAATTATCCTAATTTTGCAGAATTAGGAATAGATGAAAAATTAGTAATTAAAAAAATTAAAGAAATAAATTCTTTAAAGGGCACAACAGAAGCTAATAAAGTATTCTTTAATGCTTTTTTTAATACTACTGCAGAAACAGATTTCCCCAATCAAAAAATATTAAAATGCTCTGATGGTCAATGGGAATATGATACAATAATGAGAATTATCACTAGTGATTCTTCCAGATTTTCTAATTGTATTGGACAAAAAATATATTCTGTTGATAGTTTTGGAAACGAAATATCTAGTGCTTATATTTCTAGCGTTGTTAATTTAATAAGAAGTAATAATATTGTTACTGAAATAAAATTAGAGAAATATAAAATTGTAGGTGATTTTGAACAAAGCTCACAAGTATTTTGTATTGATCCTGTTAATGATGCATTATTAACAGGAGAAATTAAAAATATTGTTAAAAATGTTAATATTGAAAATAAAGGATCAAGTTATACACTTGATGATTATTTTCAAATTGAAAATATTGGTTTAGATGAAGCTACAGCATCAATTTTTAATATAGGATTTGGTAAGGTAGATCAAGCGATAATTGTAGAAGGTGGAAAAGATTATGAGATTGGAGATGAATTAAGTTTTGATGAAACATATACTAATGGTTCTGGAGCAGAAGGTAGAGTTTTAATTGTTGGTGGATCAATTATTTTAGAAGATTCCACAGAATATTCTCCAAATAAATTATTGCTTGCAGGTAGTGATGAAGTAATAATAGAACCATTTACATTTACAAATTTGGGTGTTCCTGATGAAGCAGGAGAAATAACTAAAGTACTGCTTTCAAATAAAGGAAATGGCTATACAAGTCTTCCCATAATTACAGTAGGTACAGTTGACAATCCAACTAATGGGACAGGTGCTAAAATTATTGCAGCATCAATAAATGAACCAAGAATTGGAGAAATACAAAATGTAAAAGTTATTAATCATGGACTAGATTTTTCATCTGTTCCATCTGTAACTTTATATAAAAAGTTTTTAATAAAAATTATTGCAGGAAATGTTTTATCTAATGATACATTGACGTCGCATACAGGAACTATTGTTAGTTATAATTCTTCATTAAATCTTTTGACATTGAATAGTGATGATACATTTAATGTTGGTGATATTATTACTACTAATTCTGGTGCTCAATTATACATTTATGTAGATAATTCTGCTTCTATTACATCTGCGTTGGGAAGTGTAGCTCAGACTTCAGGAAAATTTATTTCTGAAAGAAGTAAAATATCTTCTGATTATGTTAAAATACAAGATAGTTATTTTTATCAAGATTTTTCATATCAAATAAAAACAAGTGAATCTATTAATAATTGGAGAAATTTATTAAAGTTGACTATTCATCCATCAGGATGGAATGTTTTTGGTGCTGTTGTTTTAGAAGAATTTGTTTCTAATAGTATTTCTGATAATATATTATTAAAATCTACATTTTCTCCTATTATTTTGGGTAAAGTTTTTGGAAGAAGGTTGGGAACTGTTTATCAAGGAATTTTAAACACGGATCCTAATCTAGGAAGAAATACTCCAACTCAATTAAGATATGATTTTATTTTGTCAGAAAGTGGAGAAAATATCGTATATGAAGATTTTGGCAAAATTCTTTTTGAGAAGCCTAAAAGAGAATTAACATTACATAGTCATGTACAAATTAATCTATATAATACTCCTAAATTATATACAAAAAGAAAGCCAAATTCTTTGGCTAATTTGCCGATATATGCATTTTCTATTCCGCAAATAAATGATACGGAAAGATTGTCTAAAAATGCAAGAACAATGTTTAGAACAGTTTCTGGAAGTTCTGTTGTTGATGGTGATTACTATACCATAAATCAATTTTCTAATTATAGAATAGTTGATGTTTCTGATTATTTCTATATAATAATGGATGATGAAGAATTTGTAACCTTAGAAGATGGATCAGGTTATATACAAAGTGACTATGATATAATACCAGATAGTGCATATTCTACCAGTGTTAATGTGCCTCCACCAGCAGAAATTTCTTTAATAAGTTAAAAAGAGATTGTTTAGAAATCAAATAAATAATTTTAAAAATGACAAGTAAAGGTAATACTTATGTCCGCCATTATTACAGAAAAATTTAGACTCCATAATGCTAAACAATTTTATGAGAGTTTTAATGAGACAGGATCAGATGAGGGTAATTCATTAAATTCGTTTTATTATTTTTTCATCGGGAAAACAACATCATATATCGATGGTGACAATTACGGAATAACCAATTCAGTTAATGATAATTTACCTCCATTGGCACAAGATGATGTTACATCTGAGAATTATGCTTGGGATTCTATGATTGCTGCCAAAAGAATTTCATCTACTGATATAACTCATGTGGTGCATAGAAAAAATTGGACAACTGGTGCTACTTATGATATGTATAGAAATGATTTGAGAGGTCCATCATCATTAGATCCTACCGGAAATTTGTCTACAAATGGTTATGATAATTTGTGGGAATCAGATTTTTATTTTATGACTTCTGCCTATAGAGTTTATAAAGTTTTATATAATGATAATGGAAATCCCCATACAGAAACAACAGAACCGTCAGATGAAGATGTTGAACCATTTTTTTCTGGAAATTATTTAATAAAATATTTGTATACAATGACAGCATCTGAAATAGATAAATTTTTAACAACTAATTTTATTCCTGTTCCTGTCGATAGAAATAATCCTTCTGATTCTGGAAAAATAAATGTTATTGATGTTGTAAATGGTGGAAGTGGTTATACAGAAGGAATTTATTATACAAGAATACAGGGTGATGGAGTTGGTGCTGTTGCTAGAATTGTTGTATCAGCAAATGGTGTTATTCAACCATTTGGTCCTAGTTCTTCTTTAAATTCCGGAGTTATTGACGAATCTATTACAGTAATTAATTCTGGATATACATACGGATATATTAATTTAAATGATGTTTATGATGATACTAACCTTTCTAATCAAGTATCTATTTCAGCAGGAACACCTTCATTAGAAGCTATAGTTAAACCAATTATTTCTCCAAATGGTGGACATGGATATGATGTAGTTTCTGAATTGGGAGCTCATTATGTTTTAATGAATATTAAATTAAATCAATTTGAAGGAGATGATATTACGGTAGAAAATGATTTTAGACAATTAGGAATTGTTGTTAATCCTTTAAATTACAATGATAGCACGATATCAACTGAATCCACTAGAAGACAAACATATGCAATTCATTTTGATGCTATTAGTACACAAGATTTTGCTGTGGATGAAAAAATTACTCAAGCCACAACAGGTGCAGTAGGAAGAGTTGTTGAATGGGACAGAACAAATAAAATATTATATTTTGTTCAAGAAAGACATTATGATTATGGTATAACAAGTAATTATAATTATGTTGCATTTTCTGGAGACAATATAGTATCAGGAGATTCAGGGGCAACAGGAACCATTGACACTACTTTAGAGGTTTCTATTTCATTAAGTGGAGGGAATACTATTGTATTCTCTAATGGATATGCATATCCTGAATTGCAACCAGATTCTGGGAACATAATATATTTGGAAAATCGTAGACCAATTTCCAGAGCAGCAGATCAATCTGAAGATATTAAAATCACTATTGAATTTTAAATAAATATTATAAACTAACGGAAAATCAATAATGGCACTGACTAATTTTAACATAGAACCATATAATGATGATTTTGATGTAAATAAAAATTTCTATAAAATTTTATTTAAACCATCTTATTCAGTTCAAGCTAGAGAACTTACTCAAATACAAAGTATCTTGCAACAACAAGTAACACATTTGGGCGAGCATATTTTTAAAGATGGTTCTATGGTTATTCCTGGATCTATTACAATTAATAGAGAATATGAATATGTGAGGTTAAGAAGTTTTACAACAAGTACAGTTACAGATTTAATTGGTTCTGTTGTAAGAGGAATGGTTACTGGAATAGAAGCCACTATTGTAAATGCAGTAGAAGCAGAAGGTGTTGATCCAGCTACTATATTTGTTCAATATAAAAAACAATCCGATGTTGAAGATGATTCAAACGAAAGAGTGAACAGATTTGAACAAGATGAAGTTTTGATTGGTGTTTCTTCTAATAATACTACGATAGCATGTCAAGTTGAAGCGCAGCATCTTAATGATTTTCTTTTGGTTTGTGGTAGAGGTTCTAGCGTAGAAATTGAAGAAGGTGTTTATTTTATAAATGGATATTTTGTAAGAAATAATAAACAAACTTTGATTTTAGAAAAGTATTTTAGTTTCCCTTCTTATAAAGTTGGATTTTTAGTACAACAGTCTTTTTTAAATTCATTTAATGATGCATCATTAAATGATAATGCAACTGGAACATCAAATTTAAATGCTCCAGGAGCAGACAGATATTCTATTTCTGTTACATTAGTTAAAAAAGAATTAGATGATAGTAATCTTACAGATTTTGTACAATTGATTGAAATGGTTAATGGGGTTGAAGAAACTGTACTCAATAAATCTGAATATAATATTTTAGAGGATACTCTTGCTGATAGAACTTATGATGAGTCGGGAAATTATGTTGTTAAAAACTTTGATATTGATATAAGAGAGCATTTAAATTCAGGTACAAATAGAGGTGTTTATTTTGCTGATAGTAATCAAAAATATGAAACTGTTTTTACACAAGAACAATCAGAAGCATTGCTATCAATACAAATGTCTGGCGGAACAGCTTATGTCAAAGGTTATCGATGTGAATTGACAAATCCAAAATTTATAACATTATCAAAAGCCAGAGAAATTCTTGTACAAAACAATTCATATACAAGATTGAATATTGATAATAGTTTAACTGTCACTAATTCTTATGGCACTCCTGATTTAGGAAATGCAACAAATGTAGAAGCGTACAGAGAATTAATATTATATAAAGAAGCTACTGAAACAAGAAGTGTTGCGAATACTGGTTCTGGAACTTCTTATAATGAAATAGGAAGAGCAAAATCTAGATTTTATGAATATCAATCTGGAACTATAGGCGGAACTTCTTTATTTACTGGAAATGGAGATGGAGGATCAACTTATACTTTAGGTTCTTCTGTAACTGATGGTTTCGATTTGACTGTAAAAATAAATGGAACATTGCAATCTGAAACTACTGATTATACTGTTAGCGGAACAACTTTAACTTTTGTTACTGCTACTCCATCTAATACAGATACTATAGAAGTTAAACAACATACTGACATTTATAAATTAGGTATGTTTGATATTAAATTCTTTACGCATGTAATAGTTGGTGCGCCTACTTTTTTAACAAATTCCCCAGCTTATACATTAAATCCTGGTAAAAAACTTATTGGAATATCATCTGGTGCAACTGGAATTATTGAAAGTAATACAACTACTTCAGCCACAAATCCAGGAACTTTTATTCTTTCTAATGTTTCTGGATCATTCCAAGTTGATGAAACAGTAGAAGATGATGAAGGAAATAGATTCCAAACAACAGCTGTTAATAATTATTCCATAAAAGATATAAAACAAATATACATGAGCGGAAATGTTCCATTTACTGCTGATGTTGTGTTAAATTCAAATAATGAAGCTGTTTTATCTGGAACAGAATATGCATGTCCTATATTTAAACTTCCCCAAAATGTAGTAAAAACATTAAAGACTGATGATAATGATAATTTAGTAGATACTTCTCATAAAATAAGAAGAACATATTCACAAACTTTAACTGCAGGAGGTTCTGCTACCTTTACTGCACTAGCTGATGAACAGTTTGATTCTTTTTCTGCTACTGATTTTATGCTTTCTATTATATCAACAGCTAATGATTATTCTGGTGATATAGTAGATTTATCTGGATTATTAAGTTATAATCCTTCTAACACTAGCGTTACTGTAAATTTGGGTTCTGATTATGGAGGGTTGCAGGTAAAATTTGTTGCTACTATTACTAAAAATACTGCAACAGAAAAAACTAAAGCATTAGTTAATGTAGATTTAAATATTACAGCTTTAGAAAATGCTACTTCTAATGTTATTAGTTTAGGAAAGGCTGATGTATTTAGAATAAATTCAATTTATATGGCAAATGGATTTGGGTCTAATGCTACAAATACCGATATTGATGTTACAGATAGGTTTATATTAGATGATGGACAAAGAGAAAGTTTTTATGATTTGGGAAGAATTATAAAAAAACCAAGTGCTACAGCAATTACTGGTAGTTTAAGAGTTAATTTTGATTATTTTACGCATGGATCAGGAAGCCATTTTTCTGTTGATAGTTATACTGGTGATATTGATTATTCTGAAATTCCTGTATTTAATAGTGTTACAAAGGGTAAATTATATTTAAGAGATTGTATTGATTTTAGGCCAAGAGTTTCTGATAATTCTAATGTTATTGGTTATGATGGTGATGCATCTAATGCTAAAGATTTTACAAATAACACTGCATCTGCTGTAGAAGTTCCAAAACCTGGAAGTGATTTTATTTGTGATTTAGAATATTATATTGCTAGAGTTGATACAATAGGAATGAATATTCATGGTCAATTTAAAATTGCAAGAGGCGAAGCCTCACTAGATCCACAGAAGCCAGAAATTGTTTCTGATATGATGCCATTGTATCATTTATATTTGCCTCCATATACATTTAAAACATCTGATATTAAAATAACTCCAGTAGATAATCGCAGATTTACAATGCGTGATATTGGAAAATTAGAGCAAAGAATTAAAAATTTAGAATATTATACACAGCTTTCTTTACTAGAACAAAGTGCTATTAATACTCAAATTCCTGATTCTTCTGGATTAGATAGATTTAAAAATGGTATTTTGGTGGATTCTTTTAAAGGGCATAATATTTCTGACGTAACATCTATAGACAATTTATGCTCAATTGATATGGTAGAATCTGAATTGAGACCATCTTTTTCTCAGCAACTTATTGAATTAGAAGAAACACAAACCACTGATGAAGGAAGAAATAGATTAGGTTATGCTAAAACTGGCGATTTAATAACACTTCCATACACACATGAGAAATTAGCAGAAAATTTATTTGCTTCTAAAAGTGTAAACTGTAATCCATATATGGTGTTTCAATATGTTGGAACAATATTTTTGGACCCAGATATTGATGAATGGAGAGATGTTAATAGAAGACCAGATTTGATTGTTAACAACAATAATTTATTTGATACATTTTCAGACTTTTCTGTAAACAATACATTAGGAACAGTTTGGAATGATTGGCAAACTTCTTGGAGCGGTTCTTCGACAACAAATCCATTTTCTGGGCAACTTGATGTAAATACTGTTATTTCTAGATCAACAGAAACATCTACAAGAACTGGTAGCACTAGAGAACTTACAGGAAGCACAGTACAAAGTAGTTCATTTGGTGATAAAGTTATTGATACTTCTTTTATTACGTTTATTCGTGAAAGAACGATTAATTTTAGAGGTGCAAGATTAAAACCAAATACAAGAGTTTATGCTTTTTTTGATAATATAGATGTTTCAGCATACTGCACACCTACAGGAGGAACTTTAGGTGGTGATTTAATAACAAATAATTCTGGCGAAATTACGGGAACATTTGCTATACCTAATACTGATACAGTTAGATTTAGAACTGGTGATAGAGTTTTTAGATTAACAAGCTCACAAAATAACTCTCTGGCAAGTGCTGTTACAAATGATGAAATTACAACATTTGCTGAAGCTACATATACAGCAAGAGGGTTGTTGACAACAAATGAACAAACAGTGCAATCTACTAGAGTCCCTATAATTACGACAAGATCGTCTACAGAAACTCAATCTAGAACAACTATTGATAATGTTAGTGTTAATGCATCAGCTAATGCTATTTTGAATAGCATATCAAATATACAAGATGCTACTAACAGAAATAGAGATTCAATTAATTTAAATGCTGCAAATATTAATAATTTAAATGCTGCAGCTGCTGCAAATGCTGCAGCAATTAATGCAAATGCTGCAGCAATCCAAGCCAATACTGTAAATGCAGAAAATTTAGCATCACAATTATCCGATGCTCAAGGAGATATTGGAGCATTGTCTACTTTGGTCGGAAATGTGCAAAATACTGTTGCTATTCAAGGTGCAGCACTTTCTGATGTAAGTTCTACTGTTACCAGTGTACAAGCAGATGTAAATAATTTAGAAGGTATGGTTGCTAATGTTGGAGCACAAGTAGCAGCTCAAGGTACAGCTTTCCAGAATCAAATTAATTCATTGGCTCAACAAAATAATAATATACAATCTCAGATAAATCAAACTAATAATCGAATTACAACTTTAGAACGATTTGTTTATAGAGATCCTTTAGCTCAAACATTTTTTGTTGATAAATCTGGTGGTTGTTTTGTAACAAAGGTGGATTTATATTTCAGGAAAAAAGATTCAACAATTCCTATTGAAATTTATATGACATCTACTCTTACTGGAAGACCTACTACAACTATTCTCCCATTTAGTAGAGTAGTGGTTAATCCTTCAGATATTAATGTTTCTGAAGATGCTACAGCTGTTACAACTGTATCATTCCCAAGTCCTGTTTATCTACAACCAAATAAAGAATATGCTATAGTTCTTCGTCCAGATAGTCAAGAATATGAAGTTTGGGTATCAAGATTAGGGCAAAATAAAATTGGAACAACAGATAGAATTACTCAGCAACCACTTTTAGGTTCATTTTTTAGATCACAAAATTCTACTCTTTGGACAGAAGATCAATATGAAGATTTGACGTTTACTTTGTATAATGCCAGCTTTACTCAATCTACTTTCGGTAATGTTGATTTCCAAAATGTTTCTAATCCAGTTTATAAATTGAATAATATTTCAGTATTTACAAATGATACTGCTGGGAATGGAACTTATTTTGGAGAGAATCCTAGTATCTTAAAGGTGATACATAAAAATCATGGAATGAATTCTGCCAAGCCTAGTAAAGTTTATATTACTGGATTTGAAGTAGGTGTTGATTATAATGGTATTGATGGTGCTGCTATTAATTCTGATTATGAAGTTAATGGAGTTCCTAATGGATATTATGATGTTGATAACGTAACACTTGATTCTTATACCATTAAGCTTAATTTGGTAAATAATCCAGCTGCAGCTGCAACTGCAACAGGTGCAATAGGAACATCACAAGTTACTGCTACAGAAGATATTAATTTCCAAATTTTGCAGCCACAAATTGGAGAAATGGTATATGATAGTACCAAGGTAAATCATTTAATAAGAACAACATCTGCTAGATCTATTGATGGTATTGAAAATCCTTATGTATTAGAATCATCATATAGCTCCATTGTTCCAAATGATAATTTTTATTTCACAACTAATCGTACAGTGTTATCTGATGTAAATGAAGAAATTTATTTGAGTGGTAATAAATCTTTATTGTATAGAATTTCTTTGGTATCATTTAACAAAAATCTCTCACCTGTTATTGATACAAAAAGAACAAATTTGTTTGCTATCAGTAATAGAATTAATATTCCTTCTGCAAATCTAAGCGATCCATTGGATACATTTGTTGATGAAACTGCAGGACAAGGCGGAAGCGCAGCGGCTAAATATATTACAAAGGAGATTTTGTTAAGCAACCCATCAACAGCTATTGATTTGAGATTGTCTGCATCAATATTTTCTTCTTCATCAGTAGAAGTTTATCACAAAACGAAAGGTCCAGAAGATAGCAGATTATTGATTGAAATTCCTTTTGTAAAATTTGATGCTTTAAATTCTCCACCATTTAGTGAAGATAGATCACAATCTCCTTATAATGAAAATTATAAAAAAGATTTTTCAGAATATAGATTTTCTGCAGATGGTTTACAAGAATTTACATCATTTCAAATAAAGATTGTAATGAAGGGTAATAATCCTGCATATCCTCCTAGAATAACTGATTTAAGGGCGATTGCATTAGCATTATGAGTAATTATTTAAAAGTAGAAGGATCTTCTTCTTTAATAAGAGATTCAAATTCAAGAGCAATATTAAATACAGATTCTACTGGATATCATGATTATATATCTAGAGCAAAACAAAGAAAAAGGGATAATGATGATATGAAAAATGCTATAGTAGAAATAAATAATATAAAAAATGAAATGTGCGAAATTAAATCTATGCTTTTAAAATTATTGGATAAAAATAATGGCTAATCGTAACGCAACACCAAATTTTACTTTTGAGCAATGGCGTGTAGAATTTAATAATTTATCTGATGATTTAGGAGATTTTAATAGCGGAATTACTGGAAGTATCCCTTCTGGATCTAATGTTCATGTAACAACAGAAGATACAGTTTTAGAATTAATTGATGATGTTAATAAAATAATTGATGGTACTCATCAATTTACAGGCGATATTACTTTCCAATCAGATGTTCATGTTACAGGTAATTTAACTCTAGAAGGTAATATTACCATTGGTGATCAAGATACCGATACGATAAATCTTGGGGCTGAACTAATCAGTTCCATAATTCCTGATTCCACAAATACATTTGATATAGGTTCTTCATTAAAAGGATGGAGAAATCTTTTCGTAACAACACAAGCAACTCTAGCTAGTGCTAATGTAGAAGATTTAACAGATAATAGAATTGTTATTTCTGGAGCTTCTGGCGAACTAGAAGATGATGAAAACTTTAGATTTGACGCTACCAATTTTGACATAGGTCCAGCAGGAAATGAGACATTTAGAGTTACAGTTGCTTCTGGTAATACATCAGTCGGAGGAGATTTAACTGTTGATGGTGATTTAACTGTTAATGGGGTAACTACCACAGTTAGAAGCACAGTAACAACAGTAGAAGATCCTGTATTTACATTAGGCGGAGAAACCGCACCTACTTCAGCTGATAATAAAGATCGTGGTATTGAATTTCAATGGTATGATGGACTTACTACTACTGCAAAAATAGGATTTTTTGGATTTGATGATAGTTCTGGAAAATTCACGTTTATTCCAAATGCTTCTAATACTGGTGAAGTATTTTCTGGAACTTCTGGAGATGTTGTTTTTGGAAATGGTTATTTTACAGGTCTTACTACTGATAATATTCAAATTGCAATTACTGATGACAACACAATTGACACAACATCTGGAAATTTAAAACTTAATAGTGTTGGTGGAACGATTGAAATAGATGATGATGTTACAATATCTGGAATT